AAGCAAATACTACTGAAGTTCCAGATGTAATAGTAATATCATCAGGCGACATTCTAACACCATTGACATAGACATCTGCAAATCCAGCATCATAAGCAAGAGTATTACCATTTGCATCAGCACCAGTAACGGAATTTGGTGTACCTGATATATTATAATGAAATCTAGCTGACGTACCATTTACTGTTGAACCAGCCGCGCTCCAGCCACTAGACTTATAAACTTTTAATTCATTGGCAGTTGTATCAAAATATAAATCACCAACATCTAATGAACTTGTTGGTGCAGAACTAGCTATTCTATATCTTTCTGCAAAACTATTTACTCCTGATACATTACTAGCAACAGTTCCAATGTTTGTTATAACATCAGTAGCATTAAGATTTGCTATATTTGTAAGTACACCTGAAGCATTTAAATTAGCAATGTTAGTTAGTACACCTGAAGCATTAAGATTTGCTATATTAGTCAGCACACCAGATGCATTAAGATTAGCCATATTAGTAATAACACCTGACGCATTTAAGTTTGCCATATTAGTTATTACTGTTGAATCAGCAAGCAGTGCCATATCATCTATTACATCTGTTACTGCAAGTAATGCCATATCGTCTGTAATTGTACTATTAGCCAATATAGCAAGGTCATCTATTATAGTTGAGTTTGCAAGTTGTGCCATATCAGCAATAATATCTGAATTAGCAAGTTGTGCCATGTCTGCTATAACTGCACTATCAGCTAATAATGCCATATCAGCTATAACATCTGTCAGTCCAAGTAATGCCATATCAGCTACAGCATCAGCAGTTCCTAATCTTCCTATTTCTGTAACTTTTCCAGCTACTGCATTTATTTGAGTAAGGTTTGCATTACCACCAGTTGTTCCAGTAGCGATTGTATTTAAGTTTGTTAGATTGGAATTACCACCAGTTGTACCAGTAGCTATAGTTGTTACATTACTAGCTATACCAGCAACAGTTGTTACATTACTAGCTACACCAGCAACAGTTGTAATAGCATTTGTAGCTGTTGTTCCATCTTGTATGTCGGCAAGTGTTGCAATATCAGAGGTAACAGTAGCAATTAGTGTTGCATCTGTTTGAGTTGGTCCAGCTTCTGCGTTACCAGTTGTTGCGTTAAATGCAAGGTATCTACCTTTTCGTGCATCTTTGAGGGGAAGAGTTAAGGTTGCCGTTGCATCTTCATCTGATAGCTTTAGTGATCGACTAATGTCATCTTCTAGTTCTTGCTGTACTGCTGTGATTGTGTCTAGTTCTGTATTCAGACTATCAACCTGAAATGAACCTGAAGTAGGAAAGTCAGTTGTCCTGGCTATTGTAATATCACGAACAATTGTTACATCTGCATTTGTTACTTCATTGCCTGTTGTCATTACAACATTGCCACCACTTGTAGTGCCAGCACCAGTTACAGTGTAATGTGTTGTTAATGTTTTAAGTGTTGAGCCTACAAATACTTTTAAATCAGCATCTTGAAAAATAGGAAAGCCATATGCAAATGTTGATGTCGACGACGATCCTACTGTATATTGGACTCTTGGACTTGTTGCACTAATATCTAATGTCATAATCGCACCCTAATATTCTATTTTATAAACTACAACGCACAAATTAAAATCTACCTCTTGTTGCAAAATCTTCTACTTCACCAGCTAACGTACGAAAACCATATAATGATGATACTGGTGTAAGTCTTAATGCTTTTCTTATTGCTTCATCTGATTGACCACTACCAAATAAATATGCCGTATCAGCTACATCAAATAAATATGATGGTGTTGCACCAGCAAAATCACTAGCTGTTTCTAAACCAGCACCTAATTCAGATGGTGGATTTACTCTATACTTTGGTTGTATTAATGTATCATCTCTATCAAGATTACCCATTCTATGCCTTGCGTGTAATCCCATATAAAATAAATCACTGTATATACCAGTAATACCAGTTTGATCTATTGCTCTTGTAAGCTGATCTTCATAATCCATATTGTTAAAACTTCTTGGATTTTTCATATATAGAGTTAAATAGCCAAGTGCCAGCATAGTAGCAAATCCAGCAACCTTACCAGTTCTTTCATTGTCAAAACCAGCACCAAGTATTTTTGTAGTAGCACCTAATGTATAATTCCAAAACTGAAATGGTAATGCCATCAAACCATTTTCAATTCTTGTTACTTCGTATCCTATTGTACTTGATCTTTTGTCTACTTTAAAACCTAAGGCTTTTAATGCTGGGTTCATTCTTGCATATACAACACCATCAATGATAGTTGGTTTATCTGCTGGTGTAGCATTAATAATAGTATTTCTTGTCATAGTAGCTAATGCACCACGAAACTTTCTTACTAATTGTTGATTACCCCAGTTTTCTGTATTTGCAAGGAATAGTCTGCCAGTGTCACTTGTTTGTATTGTGCCGTCGTCGACGAGTTGTTTTATTTTTCGTGCATCTCTTATTGTTATTCCATATCTTGCAAGCAGTTCGATTCCTTCCTGATCTATTGTTCCAGCAACAAGTCTTAATGAACGATCAACTAATGAATGTTGACCAAGAATACCAGCCATTTGTTTTGTAATCTGTGTAATAGGTGCTAATAAATTAGCTGTATAGAAAACTCTTTTGCCTTTTTCATTTAATTTACTTAATCCTTTAGTAAAAGGTGATCTCAAAAAATCTTCATACATTCTATTCTGTGCTACACCAAGTATCATATCTAATGCTTCACCAGCAATCTGTACTTCTTTTGCACTTAAACCTAATGCTTTCAAATCAGTAAGACCTTTTAATGTACCACCTAGTTGACCAAGACCTAACGCACCCTGTTTACTTGCGTGTTGCATAATAATCATTCCTAGTTCTGGCAACGACGACAAACCAGCACGACCAAGAAAAGCATATGCTGTCCAATCAGTTAATGCTCTTGATATTCTTCTATTCAAAGCATCAGGTCTTTGTATTGGAGTTCCTACAACACGATCATACATTTGATATAAGTCTTGTTTAGCTTGTGAAATAGTTTGTGCATTATTACCATGACGAATCATAGCAAGTTCTTCCATATCAACTAGATCATCCATTGACTTACCTTTGAATGTATTTGCAAATTCAATCTTAGAACCAGTTCTCATCATGTAATACATTGCAGTATCCAATGGATTTATTTCAATAAAATCTAATAACAAATGATTTGGTATATCTAATTCTCTATGTCTAAGATGTTTAGATAAACCATATCCCATAAAATCATCTTCAAGATTTTGTTTATTTAGAATCCTATCAACTGTTTTATTTACTGATCTTTCAATATCAGAAGCTGTTGCATTTGGATTCAATGGATTAGCTGTGTACCAATCTCTTAATATTGTTTTAAAACCATCCATATCATTAGCTATTGCATCAATATTAAAGTATCTTGGATAGTAAACACCACGATATTGTGGATTATAACCACTAGCTAGTAAATCTTCTGAGTCTTTTAATTTACCTTTTTGTTTACCAAGTATTTCTCTTAGCTTAACTTTTGCTCTTGGATTTTTTTCTGTTTTTATTTGATTGTTTATGTCGTCGATTGTTGCTTTTAAATTATTAATTTGCCTGGTGATAGAATCTTTTGTAGCAAGTAATCCATTATCAAGCATATCATTTCCATATTTTGTATAGAATAAATCCATTTCATTTATAAACTCTTCTTCAAATCTTGATAGTCTTGCTCTGTTTGGTTGTGCTTCTCTTAATATTCTTTCTCTTGCTAGTCTTTCAGCAAACTCACGAAAACCAGCACTTCCCATTCCTATTGGCTGATTTGTTTGATTCATAAAATTATGATAGATACCATTTAATTTACGAGAGTGAGCATAGTAATCACCCATATATGTAACTGATCTCATAAATACAGATGATATACCTTGACCAGCTTTATTTAACATCTGACTTAATCCACCATCAGCACCAATTTGTGTCATAAACTTTTTTGTTGATGTAGGTAAATCAGCTTGTAATACTCTTTTAAAAGGAGTGCTTACTAATTTAAAAAAAGGTGAATTAACAAACCAATTATTTGTATAATCAAAACTGCCAGTAGGGTTTACATCTAAACTATTTTGTACTTCTGTCTGTTCACTTACAAATCTCTGTGAAGCACGACCAGAGAAAGCACCAGTGATACCACCTAATGTTCCAACCAATGCCGTCGACCCAACAATATTAATGCCACTTTCTGTCAGGGTAGCATCAGGTTCAAAAGGCGCTCGTATTAATTCTGTACCAGCACCAATAAAAAAACCTGACTTTGCACCTGATAATGCTCTTGCAGTAATACCAATACCTTTAAATGGTAATGACAAAAGATTTACTGGATCAAGAATACCAGCAGTAATCATTGAACCCCAACCACTTCTGCTTAATATTTCTCTGTTCTCACGCATCTTAGAGGTATGCGTTCTAAGATAGTTTAAATGATCTAATGATCTTGCTTCAGCAAGAAAACTTACTTGATTTCTGTCATCTAAATCTTCAGTAGTTAAATGATCTAAAACATTAAAATCTTCATCTTCTTCAAAAGAACTGCCATATAATGCACCCATTATTGGTCTATATTGATAGCCATATGTAGCCATCATTCCATCCCAAAATGATGGGTCTTGTTCACCCATTGACATACTATCGTATGCTATTAATGGTCTACCAATATCTACCATTAAAAACCATATCCAAATTCTTGTGCTTTACTCAAATCAACATTAAACTGTTCATCAAGTGACATACTACCAATAGTGTTATTATCTAAGAATTGATACTCTTGTAATTTTTTATTTCTTTGAACAATCATACCAGCAAACTCTAAATTCTTTTTAATCATATCTTCATACTGTTTGCTCATTGCACCAGCAAATTCCATAAGTTCAATAGATACTAGTTGATTATCAACAACAACTGGATCTAATGATCCTTCTTCTCCTGTTGCAATATAATATCTTACATTTGAATTTGCTGAATTAGGATCAACAATAACAAATACATTTTCACCTAATACTGGATTTTGTATTCCTGAAAGCTGCTTAACTTTATTTTCAAATGTTTGTAATGCTTCACCAGAAAATACAAGTTCAGGTGCAAACCTTGTTCTCTTAACAGTACCACCAGAGTTCATATCAACAGCATAACTAGATTCAACCCAAGTTCTATTTACAGTATCAGACATAATATTTATAGCATCTTTTACTGATGATGTTGCCATTGCTAAAAACATTGTTTCATCAATAACTTCATCTACTATTGATGAATCTTTTATATTAGAAAATAATTCTCCTTTAATAATATTTTTGATTGTACCAATACTATCAATGTATTTATCACTTTTTTTTCCAAGTTCTATATTTACATTTTCTTTTAAGCGAGCAAATCTTACATCTTCAGGCTGATTAATAAAATCAACAGCTTTTCTTATACCCTCTATTGTACTATTGAAAGTAAGCATACTATTCAATGCACGCATCTTTGCTGAAACACTATCACTCATACCCATGCCTTGAGTTAAATCTCTATGCAAACCTGTCGTCGACATATTTCTTGCCATGTTTTGATATATCTCAAGAACAGCAAAAGATTCTTCTGCATCTAAAGTTCCATCAACCAGTGCTTGAAATTTATCTTCCATTACCTTTGGTATTTTTCTTTGTTCAGCAAGTATTCTATAAAAGTTAATACTATTTGGATTTTTTGAATCAGCTAATAAAAGCATTTGATCTTTTGTTGGTGGTATAATTAAACCAGTTTTTGTTGTTTGTAATTCTACACCTGATTTACCAAATACATATTGTGAATAAACACCCATTTCTTTTTTACCAATATCTATTCTTATTCCTTGATCTAATGCTGATGTAAGATTTCTTGCTATATTTACTTGTTTTAGTGTTTCTTCATATTGTGCTTGGTTTACTTTAACAGAATTGATTACTCTTTTAATTGTTGGATTATCTAATATATGAGGATTATTACCAAGCAATGATTTAATACGATCAAATGATGCACCTCTTGAGATCATAATTTCTGTATCAGGTAGGTCATCTAATTGTTGTTTACCAAAACTATCAGCTACCATTATTATTTCTTCAGAAGAAAGGTTATTTAATGCGATACCAATTCTTTGTTCCATTACTCGTCTACGCAGTTCTACTATCTTTTGGTCTGCTCCTCCTCCAGTTATCACACCTTCCAAAATCAGATCGTTGTACTGTTTCTCTATTTCTTCCATCAGCCTTGCACCAGTTCCATCCTGACCATTTGCAAAAGCATTAATAGCCTGGTTAGCAAGTGTTTGTGCTGTTTGACTTACATTTAATATTGTTTGTTCATCTTCAATCTTTTTTGTATTTGCTAATACTGTATTGTTACCTATGGCTATTTTAGCTGTTGCATAATCAGTAAGAATACCTTTAACTGCTGGATCAGCATTGTCTATTAAACCAGCAGTAGCTATTGAAGCATCAGTATTATATTGGTCTGTATCTGTTGGATTATTTCTTAGTGCATCTCCTATTTTAGTATCTATTAAACTTCTCATATTTGTTTCATATCTACGAAGCATTGTTTCTTCAAATGCTTTTGTACCTATTGTTCCCATAGACAAAGGTGCTTTTGTTATCTGCATATTTTCATCAAAGACGTCGACAGATAATGCTTGTCTTGTTCCAGCTTCTTTTGCTTCATCAACTGCTTTTTTATAAAACTCACCTGATAAAGCTGATGATATTCTTGATATTGTTTCCCAAGTTTCTGACTCTGCTGTTCTTTCTTGTGAACGTACAACACCTACTGGTTTGTTGAATACTTGGTTTTTAAATCTTTCTATCTTTACCATCAATCTTCTCCAACTTTGACTTTATCATATCTCATTATTCCCTCTGTACCAGCACCAACAAGATTTAATAATCCTTGTCGTCGTAAAGATTTGGCTCTGTCAGTTGCACTTGACACAGCTTCAAACTTTTGGAGATCATAATTTTTTGTTACATTTTTACCTTGAATAGCCATTCTTTCTAAATCAGTTTGCAGTGTAGCAAAGTTATTTTTTTCAAATGCTCTAAATGATGGATCACTTGCATCTCTTCCCATAATACCTCTCATAGCAATATTAGATGCCATTGATTGGGAAAAGCTTTGAAGTAATGCAGTTGTTTCTTGTTCAGCAGTAAGTTGTGCTACTTGTTTTTGTTGTTCTATTCTTTCAGCAGTTCTTTGACCAGCTCTTAGTGCTTCCTTTGCACCAGCCCTTGCTGACATCATTCCACTTACACCTGATGCTACTGTTGTAAATAATAATAATTGTGGTGACGGAACACACATTAAAAGGCTACCTCCACTATCATTCCATTAAGTTGTAAAGAAACTGGTGCAGTTTGAGTTATCAAAACTCTTGGGTCTGTACTATATCCCAACATTCTAAACTCTTTTTTACCAGTAAATTTTGATAAGCCTTGTGAAAAGTCATCTGTTGTACTTTGTAATATCAATGGTACTGCTGTACCACCACTACTAACAGATACAGATAATGTTTCCACCAGGTCTAAATTAACCCTTGTTATTTGTCTTGGTTCTGCCGTAAGAGGACCACCATCTACATTTGCATCTAATGGTAGAGTAGTTAATACACCAGTATAACCAAAACCAATTTCTGCTGAACTTGTTGTACTAACAGCAGATACATCTATTTGATTTGAACCTTGAGTAAAGTTACCAAGATAATCATTACCAGATACGACGTCGACCTTTGCATTGTTTTCAAAAATTGAATTTGTTGTGAACACTCCATTACTTCCTGAGAAGTCATCACTGCAATCTAAAGTAGCTGTATCCAAGAACTCTTCAAGCATAAACCTTACAGTACCACCACCTAAATCTCTTTTAGCAATACAAAACAATCGTTCATCAATAGTACACATACTGTGAAATCCACCAGTAGTGCCAGTATCAGAGGTTGTCCACAATGTCCACCCAGCCTTTTGTTCATTACGAATTGAATGAAACACTGCGATTGTGCCATCACTATTAACAAAAAAAGCATAACTTTCAGGTCTTGCCAAAGCACCACGCATAGCTGTCATTTGCGTTGGATCAATCACAAGATGTGAACTTAATAGTGAAATAGGTGTTGATACATACGCACTTTCCTCGTCACTAAATACAAACTCTCTTACTGTTTTGCCACCTCTCTGAACATATACTGTAGCACCATCAAATGGTGTAGGTCTTACACTTGCACTACCAAAAGGTGTTTGTCGTCGTATCTGTGCATTAGTTGGTGTCAATGCACTGCTTGAAAATGATGGTATAAAAAATTCAGAAGTGCTTGTGAACACTTGCAAATCTCGTGAACTTGTTAAATGTTTGATAGAGTTAAACTCACCAGCACTTATTGCAAACTGTATGCTCTCATTTGATTGTGCTGTACCAACATCAAAGTTAAAAAACTCTGAAGTTTTCGACGACCATATTCCATCAGGTTGACTTGTTGTACCAGCAAACCAAAGTCTATCTTCATGGAATGTAACAGCACTTGGAAAACCTCTGAGTGTAGAATATGATTGTTCATCAAAATCTGTGTCTGCTGATGTTCCTGATAATGTTTTACGAACAGTTGCACTTACTTGAGTTGCACTTGTAAAACCACTTACAAGACATTCATTACCTTTGTATCTTATAATTGTTCCTACATGACCACTTTCAAAATAGTTTGCAGAAGTTGTTAATGTAATACTACCACTTGTACCACTTGGAGTAAGAGTTACACCACTTTCTTGAAATGCAAAATATGGTTGGAATCTTTCATCATTAGCTGTTGTTTCATCAAATGCAAACTTTCTTACTTCAAATGTTGTAAGTCCAGTTCTAACTATTCTCATTTGTATATGAGAACTATGAGCAACAAACATATTATCAGCAGACTGTGCTATAGTTTGATGTTCTATTGTATCGACAGTCCATGGCAATGCTGTACTATCTGTATCTGCTGTTAATGCTTGGATATGAGATATTGCACCAGTTGATGCAACTATACGAAAGAAGTCACATCTGCCAGCACTAAATGCTACAATATATCTTTCGTCGTCAGAAAATAAAAATGGTTCTATCTTTACTTGTAATCTTTTTGAATTGTCTACTGTGATGGTAGTAAACTTATGAATAAACTCTGTGCCTGGTCTACGTTTAACTCCACCCTCTGCCATAAGAAAAAAGTTTCTACACTTCTCTGCTGATTGAACATAAACATTCAAATCAGTTCTTGATGTCATTGATGGTGAAACTTCACCTCTTTCAAAGTTATTGAGAGGTACACGAATACGAGCCATTAGACATTACTCGATAGTGTACCAGTTGTCCTTCTTGATGTAACAAAACGATTAGTAGAAAGTCTAAGAGTTGTCTGCTGTTGGCTATCAAGTGTTCTTGCTTTCTGCATAAAGAACCTTGCTTTCTCAAACATATTGTTAGACATACTATCATTTCTTGCTAGTGCTAATGCAAAGTGTCCAGCCAGTTCATAGACGACAGCTTGTACAAAGTATGCTGGGAACTTAGCTTCTAATTGTCTAAAGTTATAATCTATGACGACGACATCATTAACACTTGCATCATTGAAGATAAAGTTACCATAAATCTGATAGTCAATATTTCTATCATTTACTGTAACAGCATTTATCATTAATGAGTCAGAAGGTATTTGGTAAGCTGAATTATATCTACCAGTTGGTTCATCTGATAGTCTGTTACCTATTGCTTGGTTTACTGCAAATCTCCATCTTGTATTTACAAGACTAGCTTGAATAGTATCTTCATAAAGATTAACAGCAACCAATGCTTCGTTTGATCCATCACTAAAAGAAGTAATTGGTTGTGCGCCAATCAACACCAGTGACCGAGTACATATATCGATAGGAGATGTCGCTGATGTTGATTGACTCATGTTATTTAGGTGCCATCTGTTTCTGCAACAGCAGTTCCGTCTGAAACGTCAACTACTGTACCAGTGTTTGAAAGTACGGTACAAAAATTTGTTGTTGGAGTATTAGTATCCATAACAATAATTAAATCCCTTACGTTCAACATATTAGCTGAATCATTAAAATAACCAGCACTATTAACAGTTCCGACTGCATCTGTAGTTTGATAAATCCAAAGATTTACTCCACTAGCACCACCTATTCGGTGTAATCCACTTGCACTATAAGCCATGATCTACCTCCTAAGTGTTATTGTCTAAGAACTCATAGACACCATTGTCATCAATAACAACAGCACCCATTGACATCATAGACGTTGCAAGGTGAGATACCCTTTCAGGTATGTAATTTAATTCTGTTGTGACGTCGGCACCAATGCCTAGTCCTACAGCAGAAGTGTGATAAGCCATATTCTTACCAGCAGTTACTGAAGAAGAAGAAAAGAACATAAAACCTAAGAAGTTCTTAGCTGTCATTCCACCAGCAAAAGGTAAGTTAGCTTCACCAACAAAGTCTGCACTAGCAAACTCATTGATTGCATATAGATCAGCAAATCCCTTTGGGTTCATTGCTACATATCGACCACCATCTTCTGGAACATCAGCAACACCAAACTGCTCAAACAATGCAAGAACATCTGCCTTTTCAATAGCAGAACTTGTATCGTGTATTTGAGTAGAGTTAGCACCACTATCCATAGCAGTGATTAATATTTCATCAGTCTTTCTACCTAAAGCACCAGCTTCAGACTTAGCGATTGCCTGACGTTCATCTATATTAGTTTTAATTTCATCCAACTTGTCAATGTATTCAGCGGCATAATGATCTTCCATTGTTACATCAACAGTTGTGTGGGTCAATTCCATAGGTGTAATTTGACCATTTCTACTTTTAGTAGAAGCTGAACCTTTACCAATCTTCTGAAAGCGAACTGTGCTTCCTCTCACATTAGCAACAGTACGCACAGTATTCCTTAATTTAGAACCCATACGTTGATATGCTAAGTGTACTTCAGATTCAAACTGTCTAATAAAAGCAGTATCAATAGTATTAGCCATTGATTGTCTCCTTTAAAAAGTTAAAATTTATCAGTTTGCAGATGATTGTCCAACTTTCAGCTTCATTAAGATTGTCTTTAAAAAGGTCTTTCAGCATACATTGGGTCATTACGAGTTAAGCATTGGCATTTCTATTCCTTCTTGACAACGCACAAAACGTAAACACTCAAAACTATTTACATATACTGGAACAGAATGAAAACTAAAACCAAGCCAAGCTAACCAAGTTATTGTTCTTTTATGATCTGATGGTACAACATTTTCTAATACCTCATAATCTTCCTGTAAAAGTTCAATAATCTCTCGTGATGCTTTTAAGAAACTAAAATGGTTTTTTTCTATATCTTTACTGCCAAGTAACCATATAGAAGCAAAGCTACTGTTGTTTGAATACTGCATTGTACCAAACATACATATAGGAATGTCGTCGACAAGTGCTGTAAATGTTTTACAGCCTTTATCAACTAATGGCATATGTAATGCACGATTAGGTGAAACACCATGAATAATACATTCACGAACATCCTCAGGTCTTAGATTTTCTTGTAGATACTTTGCATCTTCACTTGTTGAAGAAACAATATCAATTCTTCCTATCGTAGCTGTATAGTTACGAACCATACAGTTTATTGAAACCATCAGTTACTTTATTTACAAAGTTTTGATCTCTTTCACCAGGCTTCCAATATCTAGGATCACGCATCATTTCATCTAAATCATCTTGATTTAATGAAGATGGTTGAGTTGCATGACCACTAAGACTACTGTTCTTTTGCATCTCCATTATCTTTTCAAGAACACCAATGCCTTCAGCAGTTGAAGCAAGATTTTGTATTGCACCAAACTCTTCTTCAGTGAAGTTATTCTGTGTCCACAAAGTTACTGCATCAAGTCTTGCTTGAGCATTATCACCTAACTTTGCTTTCTCAGCTTCAATGTCAGGTTGCATACTATTCATAAACTCAGCAAACTTTGCTATACCAGCTTCAAATTCTTCTTGTGAATAACCATTTTCAAATGCTTCATTAGCCCACCAGTTAAACATTTCATTATCTTGGGCTAGTTCTTCATCAATGCTTTCAGGTATTTTGTAATCACCAACTGATGCTGGTCTACCATTATAGAACTCTTGTTCAAGTTCTTGTAGAAACTGATCTCTTACAGTTTCATCTTTTTGACCAATTTTACTTTCTAATTCACCATAACTTTGAACTAAACTTTCAGGTGTTTCAAACTTTTCAGGCAACCATTCAGGTCTTGTTTGCTCCACCTCTTGGCTTGGTGAAGAGTCCGTCTGTTCGTCTACTACTGTCTGTGTCGCTTCTTCCATTCTTTACTCCATGATTATGAACAATTCTACGTTCAATTATCCCTACAATATATCGCTGACCCTCAAGGTGACGTAACTTTGCGTCAGTTATATCAGGTCCAGCTACCATTTCTATAGTTATACTTTTAAGATATTTCAAGACTTCTTGACCCATTGGTGTTGAAAAACAACTACCAACAGCATCTGAAATCATTTCATCATTTTCTTTTGATCTGTTAAATCCATCAATACCGATATTTGTCATGTAAACTTCCTATGCGATTTAGTTTTATCTGCTACACTTTTAGGTTGCCTAGAAAACTGTTTGCCTTTTTTAATGGCACGACGTTTTGCTCTAGTTGACCTTGCGTACTCTTCATCAGATAATGCACTAATTGCAGAGGAAGGTAAATATCTTTCTCCAGTTGCTTTTGAACCTTGTGTCGACGGCTTACCACTTTTGGTTCGCCATTTCTGTTTAGTCCATGCAACTAAGGATCGTTGAGGTTTCTTCATTATGTTCCAATTTGTTTTTGAGCTTTCTTATGAGCTTGTCCAAATGACTTTCCTTTTCTCATTTCAGATTTCATCATTTTCATATGTTTACTTGAATGATGTTCAGAATGTCTTTTTAAAGTAGCTATTTGTCTTTTTGTTAATTTTATTAATGATTTCATGAAGTATAACCTCCTCCAGCTTTTTTATATGCTTTAGCTAACATCTGTGCTTTACGAGCAGACCATTGACCAGGCTTTCCACCTTTGCCACCAGCCTTTATTCTTGCGAATATTCTTTTACGCATTGATGGTTTAGTATAATTTCCAGCTTCATTTACTGCCATTAGTAACTCTTTTTACGTTTTTTAGATGCCATAATTTTTTTCTTTAATCCCTCTGGCAAGTTTTTTTGTTTACCTTTTAAACCATTTGATGGTCTACCTTTTTGTGAACCATATGTTCCTTTACCCATTGGCATAGTTTTTCTCCTTTAACAATCCCATTTACGAAGTGACTTATTAATTCTGCTATTGGGATCGTTTGCTGTTTTAGCAGAAGTTAATTTTCTTTTCATACCTCTCATTCTAGCACAAAAACTCTTTCTACGTTTTGCAGACTTTGGACTTTTCTTAGCTTGTTCTCTTGATACTGGTGGTTTAAGATTACCACCTTTGGCATTGTAGGAAGCACGACCTTTTGCATTTAATCCACCTTCAGGGTTCTTACCTTCTTTTCTTTGCCAAGCTGGAGTTGCCATTATTCCTCAGGCATCATAGGTTGCTGTTGTTGTTGCTGTTGAGCAAGCTGTGCTGTCATTCTAATTATCTCTTCACGACTTGCTTTATCTCTTATGAGATTATCAGGAACACCAAACTTCCTTGCTAGATGTATAGATGTTTCTTCACTATCTATTAACAAGTTAATCATCTGTGGTCCAAATCTACCACCAACTAATTCTAAGAATCTGTCGACGGAAACTATATCCTGTTGTGCCTGTGCTTGTGCTAATGGAGATACAGACCTTACTTTTACTTCTCTACCATTGATTGTAGGTATCTCAATACGACCTTGTTTCTTAAGTATATGTACAACTCTTTGTAATACTGGTGTTACAAGTTCAGCTTGTAATCTACCAAAAGCAGAACCTATGCGTCTTGATAGATCAGCCATTCTTTCAGCAATCTCTGTAGCACTAGCTGGTGTTCTGTTTGGATCACCAAGCATATCATTATACAATGCTCTTTTGATATTATTACGCATATCATTTAACACAAGATCAGCGACATCAAATCTACCAGCAGTTGCTATTGGCTGTAATCCAGCAGAACCAGGCGACTTTGGAATTACAGTTCCCGGCACTAGAGAAACATTATCAGGATTTATAACTCCATCATCTTCCATCTGATAGATACCAGATATAGCCATCTGTGCATTTTCTAATATTAGTTCAATAGTAAGGTTGGTAGTCTTGATTGCACTGAGGGCATTGATTAACGGACCTCTCCCATAAACCTCCCCAGATGCTTTCGACCAGCGATAAGCTATTATAGGACATGAACCAACACCCTCATACTGTTCATCTAAAATCTTTTGTTTTGTCTCAAGATCAATAACGCAATATTTATGAGCCATAACATTGATTCTAGAATAATCTCTATATACTATTTCTAGTATTTTTCTTTTTTCTTCAGGACTTCTAAGGACTGCTTCTTTTATTTTTTGCGTAAGAATAGCTTTCGGATATGCAACCAAAAGCTGTCCACCCCTGATTTGACGTTCTCTATATATGGAGTCAACTCTGTCATCAGGACCGACATCCAAGACAACATGAGGTAATGGAATCGCTGAAAACCTAACAGGATTAACTGCATCACCCTCTTCACATAATAGAACACCAGTTCCAACAGCACAGTCAAGAAACGACTCATGTACTTCTTGAGCAAAGTTACTGTTCTGTAGAATCTCAAATACATAATCTGTTACTCCTTGCAGTTGAGAATTAACTTCATCTCTTTGTTCTTCAGGTACTTCTGAACCAGCAATAAAGTCAGCCCATCTTGCAAAGTTTGGTACAAGACCTGATTGCAACCTTGATGCAAATTCTTGTACACCGACGACGGCAGTTTCATCAAAGATTTTATCATCTCGTCTTTGACCAGGTGTTTCTGCATAAAAACTTTCTCTTTGTGGAAGAGCATACTCATAACATTCTTCAAACAATGATGTCCAATTATCTCTAAGTGACTTTGCTCTTTCATATCTTCTTAATAAATTATCTACTGGTTTATCAGCACCAGTATTGATTGGTGTAATTGTATTTACTTCAACCATTACATTGGGTCCTTATAATATCCGATACCACCAGATTGACCTGATATAAGTGATCGACGACCAACTTTACCAGAGGAAACTTTTTTATTAAACTCTTCTTGTTTCTTTTTTTCTTCTTCTTGTCTTTTCTTTTCTTCAGCCTTTTGTTTTTCGATTTCAGGATCGACTTTAGCTTGAGGCATTACCATTTTAGGACTTTTAAAAAAACACATAATTTTCGATACTCCATTCAAATGACTTTAGCCACGCACAAAAATGATACATAGCCAAACCATATATTAATAAAAACACTCTTAACCTAACTACATCCGTGACCACAAGCCAACTCTTCTTTGTTTTGGTCGTCGACGAAAAACATCAAACTCAGGTTTTGCATTAAATGATCGTAGTAGTTTATTGTTTCCAATGATTGATCTACCCTCACCAGCACCCAACATAAGATATTGTAGTGCATCATGTATATGTGAATACATATTCTTATCAGGTTTGTCATCAAATCTTTCACCTGATACTTGTAATCTTCTATATTGATATCCACCCTCAAAACCTTTTATTAGCTGTCAACAGCGATAGTCAACCATAAATGCTGGTACACCCTCAACCATCTTCATCAATGATTTATTTACAGCTTCTATTCTTAGAGATACATCATTAGATGGTGCTGGTAATGCTCTTAATCCAGCACCTCTGAGTATTTGAAATGGTGTGCTTTCATCTGTTTGCGCCCTGAAGTCACCACTTGGATCACCATATATCAGTGCTTCACAGTTTAAATATTTAGTTGCAATCTCTTCTCTCAATAGTTCAGAGAACCTTACTATACCCATATCAAAAGCAACTATCTCAGCTTGTATTAACCAACGACCTCTTACTTTTTGTGCAAATACCCCAGCTGGAGTAAGTCCAAAGTCTAATCCTATATATACTGGTTGACCATCTGCTACTGGTATTTCTTCTTTTGACACATGAGTATCTCCTACAAACATTGGATATATTGGTTTACCATCAGAGATAGTACCAAGTTTGTTCATTACATATACATCAATCCAAGACTTTGTTTTACCTTTGACAGTATTCTCATAGTATGTACTCAAAAGGTTTTTTCTGTTTTCTGCTTTACTGTTTTCTTTATAGTCGACGACAGTACCATCTTCGTTTTTCTTTTCTAACATTCCAGATGGCTGTGTAAAGAATAACCAGTTGTCAGGTTTGACCAGCATCTTTATTTCTTCTTTTGGAATATGATCTGGTACTGGAACTTCACCTGACATAATCGCCCACCAGTGATCTTCTTCAGGTGCATTGGTATCACAGATTATACCTGACCAGCTTGGACCTCCATCTCTCATAGATGGAAAACGACCAACACGCATAGTACAAGCATCAACAATACTCTTTGGTATTTCTCTTGCTTCGTTTATCCATATACCAGTTAGTTCTAATGACAATAGTTTCTTTACATCTTCAGGTCTATCAAGTGCTAGGAATATAACTTCAAGTTCCATATCACCTTTACTTATAAAGTGAGTATATGGAACTTCCCATCTAAACTTACCCCATGTATTTTCTGGAAACCAATCTAACCACGTTTTGATTGTCGTTGTCCTAAGTTGTGGATTGGTATTTCTAATAATCGCCCACCTCGATTTACGAATACCCTTTTCGTTTTTTTTCTGTGCCAATGAGCGTCTAAAGACTTCGACACAACACGCCACCGACTTTCCACTTCCAACTGGACCACGCAGTCCTCTAAAGAACGAGTCATTTTTCATAAACTCCTTTAATACTTCACCATCAGGTTTGTACTTAAATGTTGTCAATGTTGTTATCTTTACCAGCTTTTATAAGTTGTTCAACTGTAGCTGGACCTATTGTTGCAATTAATTTATCAGCTTCCCTATCAGATTTATGTTCATCAGGTACATATTGTAAATGTATTTTCTTAACAATGGTTCTTAGTAATCGTCTTTCCTCAGGCTTTAGTATGTGTAAAAAACTCATAGTTGTCCTGTTCGTTTTTGATAAAATAAATATCCTAGCCACATTATCACAGCACCAACCAATGTACAGAGAAATATAACACCAGCTATATTCAATACTCTTGCTCTCATTTCTTGTTGTGCATACAACTGTTCTTGTCTTTGCTTTCTTATCTTGGCTTGCATCTTCAATAAATCAGACCATGCGTTAGGACCATGCGTTAAATTAATCCAGTTACGCAGTTCTTCTTCCATAGCTTCTGCCTTTTTTTTCGCAGCAAATGCATCCATTGCTTCTTGTTCAACACTTGAACCAGCAAATAATTTTTTAAACAATGGTGGGTTCTTGGACATCTTCTCTGCATGGTTGACATCAGAAACAGCACCCATCCATCTTCCAATGTCACCATACATTGACTCCACATCCTTCCCCATCTGGAAGCCTTTTTTTATTAGGTTGAAGGCTGTTGAAGCTGTTGCAAGAGCAGTTACTGGATCCACAATTATCCCAGCAGTGATCGTATCTGCGACATGATACCAGTAAAACCACTCTTCTGTCGTCGTTTTCTTTTTCTTGAAAGTTCAGTAAGTAGAGTTGGAGTTATCTTTTCTCCAGTAACTAAGTCTAGTTTTGTTTGTTGTGGGTTGTCCAATCTATTCACGACGTCGACATTATTAGATGTAATCTTTTGTTGTGTATTAAACAACTGTGTCTGTGACATATCAGGTGTTGCCTGAAGTAAAGTTTGACGATTTCTTGAACCAACAACTTTTACAGACTTAGGGTCTGTGATAGCTTTGATTCTTGTTTCTTTACTAGCAAGTGTTGATCCAGTAATAGGGTCTTTATAAATAGTACCACCTTTTATTTCTCCACCACGAATAGTAAACTTTGTAGGACTCTTTGGCTTTGGAAGGGGTGGTGACATTTTTACTGGCTGGTTAGCTTCAACTACTTTTCTTGTTGTCTTAGGACCACTAGCTTTTGATACTACTGTTTGTATCTTTCCTTGAATATCTGCTGGATCACGACGAGGAGATGGACTTGTAAGTTTAGTATTAGACTTTGCTTTTTGTCTAGCTATTGACTCTTTCAATGCTCTTTGTGCATTGGCTTTTTCCTGTCTTTCCTGTTCTCTACGATCAGACCTAGTTTCTTGTGCTGGTCTTGGTGATCTATTTTGTTTTTTCTTTTCTTCTTGCTTTGCTTTGTATACTCCTCTTGGTGGCATTAGAAACCCTCCTTTTCAAGTTTTGTTAAAATTTTATTCTCAAGTTTTTTAGCACCAACTGCTGGACCCTCAGATATATTCCAATCAATCGCTAAACTATTACTAGCCTTTGGGTCTTTAGGAGTTCGGTCATCATTCTCAGGTATAAGAATACCACCAAGCATCCTCGCTGGCTCATAAAGAACTCCAGCACTATCATTGCCAACCACCAGGTTATATGCAAGCTGAAGAGCGACATCAGTATATCCAACATTCTCTTTTTTTGATTCTTCTGTTAAGACACCTTTGTCTGTCTTTGTAAACTTTTTTCTTGGATAAAAGTCATAAGTGTCTATTACATTATAGCCGTCGTCAGTTCTCCTTACACCGAAACCACCAAGTATTGTTTTTAGTTGTTTGGCTGTACCCTCACCACCACCTTCAAATATTGATTTAGTTTGAAAGAACTTGTTTATATGTTTGTAAGTAAACTGTCTGTAAGTTCCAACTGGTACATCTCCCATATGCTGATCCAAGAACTGCTGAAGTCCATCTTGTGTTTCTTTACTTATCGACGACATCTTTAGTTCATCACTATCCATGAACTCAGGGAGAAATGCGTTTGCTATAGCTTTTAGAAATACCTTTGAATTATCTTTCATACTCTAGCTTATAAAGGAAAAAAATTATATCAGGCAACGCACAAACCGAACCTCTGTGAAATAAATGCGAGTGAGAGGGAAGTAACAGTAACAGTACAACGTTTTTTGACCCCCCTACCTACTAAGTAAGATCGATCTGTACCTTAATTTCACCAGCATGCAGATGCATATGTTTATCTGGTGCTTTGAATCCAGCTCTATCAAGGATATCTTTACTCGCTTCAAGCTGGACATACTCACTTTTAGCACCGCTGGCTAGCTTAACAAGCTTTGCACTAGCTAACGTAGCATTAACACCCAATGATTCTGTTAT